TTCATGTTCCTCGAAAAACTCCACTTCATCGTGGCAGCCACAATCCCACTCGCTCCAATCCCCAACGCTACTGCAAGCGCGACAACCTGTGCGGAGGTAATTACAACAAAAGGCTCAACAGGTGCGGGCATCCTCTCCTCCTATCGCTTAAAAAGTTCCATCCATACTTAATCCCTACCTATAAAGTCAAAGATTGTCAACAGTTTTAAAACGAGAGAAAAGTCATTTATTGACCTTTCTCCCATTCTGTTTATTCTTTCTCTTTGGTGGAAGGAATTGCAAAGAAGTATCTAAACTCCTTCGGGAGGAAACCTTCTTCGCGGTAGATCTCTGGGATGTCGTCGGCTTTAATGTTCATGGTTTTTCTAGCCATTTGTGGGATGGGGCCTTGGCTGCGGAACCAGTTGTTCAGGAAGTCGCCGGCTGGTCCAAAGTCACTAGCTTCTCCACCAAACTGCTTGCCGTGGGCAGTGTCCCAAGCTGCTCGTGCAAGCGGAGACATACCTACCAAAGGCTCTCCGTTTTGGTTGGTCCCAAGGAACGGAAGGTGGAAGAGGTGATGACTGTAATCATGCCCCATTGCTGCGCCGCCTCCCAGGATAATCCCACCGTAAATCATCTCACGCATTGCCTGGCGAACACTGTACTGCCCAAGGAAGTCCCGTTGCGTCGCCAGTGCGTCTGTGATGATTCCTTTCTTAAACTCATATTCTCCTTTAATCATAAAGTCTTTAAGGGTTTTCATTTCAGAAAGCACTTTGTCGTAGGTCCAGTTAGTTCCTTTTACTGACTTCATAACTTCTGAAAGGGCTCGACCAGTTTGCATACCAGTTATGAGGCGGCGTTCAAGAATCTTAAATGCGGTGGTTTGAAACAGCATTAAAGCGCGCGTTGTAGGACTCTTAGCCCACGCCGGGTTAAGCACACCACCAAGGAAGTTGTTCTTTAAGATGCCGTCATAAATCGCGTAGCTTGCATCCCTTGCTGTAAGCCCACGCTTCGCCGCCATGCTACTGGCTGTGAGGAACTGATGCGCTCTGTCCAATCCTTCGATACCAGATGTCATAAACCCAGCATGATGGTTGATATTCTGCACCATGTTATCGAGCCAGCTAAGCTGCGTTGGTGGAAGCAATTCATAATCGTCCAGGATGTTACTTCGTTTTGCCTGGTGAATATAAGTCCTAAGTGCGTCATCATAGAACTTCCCTTCCTTTCCAGGCTTCAATCCAAGCTTCGATGCAATCCCTCTAATGAGTGGATCGTTTTTCCACTGCCTGGTGATTGCACCTGCTGCCTCACCGAAGTGTGCAGCTGCCTCACTGGCACCACTCGAAGCATATGTACCAGTCAATTTAAAGAGATGCTTATACGCTACGCTTGGTGAACCACCAAGGAGTCTAAACACCTCAAACTGAAAGTATCTATTCGCCCATTTATCTACTTCAGTCTGGCGCGCTGGAATCGACGCATCATGAATAGCGTTCCACATGCTTCTGAGCTTTGGGTTACCTTGTACTGTGCTGCTTCGCATATGGTGGTACCAGCTCTCGCCCATCTTTCCTTTCTTGTTCCAGAACTGGTTCCACCCCAGGGTTTTCTCAGCCATTGGAACGTAACTCTGAATAGAGTGCCAGGCATCAGGAACCAAAGGCCTCGCGTTAAGAGTCCTTGAGTGAAACCGATTAAAAGGAACCGTTGTAATGGGAAGCTCAACGCCAATTCTTTCTGCGTACTTCGCTGCAGACGCTTCCTTCCAGCTAGGATGCCAGCTATAGTGCATGTACGGTCTTTCAGTAATGACATTCATTCCCTGGGAAACAATGCTTTCCTCGTAGGTTTTCATCATTGCTTTAAGATGGGTAGCCGCTACCTTTTCCTCGCTGGTCAAAAGGGACTTAAGCCAAGGGTAATATTCATGCTCCGCGGTGTCTTCAGCTGCAAGGAACACCCTTGTGGAAGGGTATTTTTGTGCGGCGTTCTTCAGCAACACATCGTGTTCAGCAAGGTACTGCTGGAATTCAGGTTCAGACTCAACCAAGCCTTTCCTAAATCCCGCAAGTTCAGCTTCAAGAGCATCCTTTCTTCTTGTGATAGAAGCGACATCATCAGGATGTATGTTCTTCTTTCCAAGGCTTTTCTCCAGCGCCGCAATAGCCTTTTCGCCTTGCTTTACCTTGGTAGTCCATACATTATGAGCTTCAACTACACCAGAATACTTCTCAGCGAGCGGTGCAAATTCCTGGATAATTTCCCTTGCAGCAGTATTTCCGCCCTTAACATCTCGCATGATGTTTTCAAAAGCTTGGAACGCGTTGGTGGTATTAACCCCTGCACTAGCTTGCATGTGAGCAAGGTGTACAGCAGGATTAGCTCCAACTCTGTAATGCACATTTCCTCTGGCGTATGGCGAAAGGATTCTTTCAACCCCATGCGCAAAGCCTTTGGCTTTAGTGTTCACCCCAGCTTCAAGCGTCCCGTACATCTCTTTCACAAGTGAGACATAGTTAGGAACCACTGCTCTAGGCGGCAGAACCTTGCTCGTTCCGACTTCTCTGGCTACCAATCCATTTTCATCCATGCTCTTTACAAGTGTTTTGAGCATCCCAACTTCTTCTTTGTGCCCAATACCTTTGATCGCCGCCGCTTCTTTTGCTGTATGAATCCACGCTTTTGGAAGTGCTTTGACACCTTTGAACATCTCTGTAACTACAGAAGCTTCAGCGTCGGTGGGTGCTAAGCCTAATGCCGCCGCGACAGTGGTGAGGCCTACTGCTCCGAGAGGAATAAGCGAACCGAAGGACGTACCATCGGTTAATTTTGCTCCACCAAATTCAGTAAGATCATCAGCAACAGCTTTAACCTCGGCATCAAGAAGCTCATTCGCCTGCCGCAGATGGTCTTTAAAAGCCATCATGATTTTGTGCGAGTCAATCTCATTATCTGGTACACCAGACTTAACTAAATACTTATAAAGTTTTTCAGCTTCAAGCTTTCTATAGTCAAGCTCCCCTGTTTTAGGATCAACTTCATTTAAGTATTTAAGGTAATCGTCAACATCTTTCTGCGTTCTGCGCGACCCAAGTTTAGCGAGTATCTCAAAGTCAGAAACCTCGTCAGACTTATCTAATCCCTTTAAGTCAGCAGCAACTGTTCTGGGATCAACTTGCTTTACAGGCTCCACAGGCTTTGCAACGCCTTTAGCTTTTGCCGCTCTAAGCTGCGCTACTCTATCTTCAGGAATAGCAACACCAGCTTTTCTAGTCTTGTCCCCAAGATAGGTAAGAATAGCTCTTGCCTGTTCGTTCCATTCTTTTTGTACAAGGTCATCAGCAAGCACCAATGCTTCTTTACCCTTTGGAGCAATACCCTGACCAATTTCTCGTAGAATATTAACAGAAGCCTTAACAGCACTCGTCTCAGCCGCGGCCCTTTCAGCTAACTCCGCACTCGCCGCTTGAACTTCCTGCTTCAGCACCAGCACCTTCGCTGCCTTCCCAGCTTCGGCGGCCGCCTCTGCTCCTTCGTACCCAATCACTTCATCAGGAGGTAGCACAGTAGTCTTCGGCTTAGATACAGCAATAGCATCTTCAGTTTTCTTCAATGCTCCTGAAAGTGCCTTCGTCCTTGCCATTTCTTCCAGCGCTTCTTCTAACGGTTTACCTCCATTCAAAACCTGGTCAGTAACCAACACTGCCTGCTCATCGTCAAGACTTCTAAAAATCTTTTCCTGCGTCTTTCGACTAAACCCAAAGATAGGCTGCCCTTCAGGTGTATTCCCGACCACGGTTTTCTTTGGAAGTTCCTTCGCTGAAAGTCTAAATATTCCACCACCTCCAGCGCCGCCAGAAGGATTATCAACCCTAGACACCACGCTCCACCCAGAAGGCGGAAGCATCTGCTGCCCAGGCCCACCAGCAGGAAGCCCAAACTGCTGTCCAGGAGGAAGCGCCAACTGCGTCCCGGTCTCCCGAGCCTGCCCGCCTGGAAAGACTTCAAACCTAGGATACCCAGCTTGAGTTGGTAAATCCCTCGTCATATTCGGTACATAACCTTCACCGTCCCACTCTACTGCGCGAAGAATATTACCGCCTTGAAATTTCTCACCAGCTCTAGGATCAAAAATTGTTCTAATGGTTGGCTTTGCTGGATCTTTAAAAATAGTCCCTTGGTTAGCCTCACCAGCCCAGCCAAAAGGCTGCCCTTCAACTGGAGACTTTAACAAAAGCTGCCGCTGCAAATTCCTATTTGCCCTTCTAAACTTTCCTTTCAAAAATTCTTCATCAGTAGTTTTACCAAAAAACTGTTTTTCCTCTTTCCCAAGCGCCTCAAACCACGCCGTTCTTTCAACGTCACTAGGAACTGTTTCAAGTGTTTTGCTTAAAACATCCCTTGCTGCTTTCTCTTCCCTTCTGGCTTTTCCAATAGCAATAATAGCTTTTGCGTCCTGGTCTTTCAGGAAAGTACTCAAAGCTGACTTAGAAACCAATTCCTTTTCAGCAGCAGTCTTAAGTATAGCAGCACCAGTTTTTGCACCAACCTTATATGCTGCTGAACCACCAACAACACTCGCAGCTATACCGGCAAGCTCGCGCTTAATCGGCTCATCCTCTCTAGCACGATACCAGTCAGTCTTAACAACAGCGTTATACGCAGCAGTTTCTGGAATTGCCATAGCTGCAGCCGCAAGCGCGGCACCAAGTAGTTTACCCTGCGGTGGTCCTACTTTTATAAGTGTTTGTCCAAGACCTTCAACCCCAACCTTTAGCAATGACCTTCCGATAAAATTTGCTACCGGCTTTTTTGCAGCCCTTGCACCAAGACCAAGAACAAGATTAGCCGCTATACCAGTTCCAAAACCAATCTGCCTATCTTCAATAGGCTTTTCCTTTTCCCTTTGTAGCCACTCATCATACCCAGGAGCAGCCGCAACATTTCCGCCACCAAAGAGAGCGGTATCACTTTTGTACTTATGCCGATGAATATCGTCTTCAATCGTCGCACCTTCAAGCTCTCTAGAAGGTGTTCCCTTCGCAGTTATTTGGTATGCAACATCCAAGAGCTGATTCGCGTCAGCCCCAGCATATTCCTTATTCCGCAGAAGCGCCTTGTAATTATCCCTAACCACAGGCATGAGTTCTCTGCGCGGATCGTCTTCGTCAAACGCCGCGTTAACAGCTGCAAAGGCCGTGGGGTGCTTCGAGCCCTCGATCTTCTTTCCAGCTGGAAGTTGCGTCGCAAAAAACTGCGAAACACCTTCACCAATCTTCTTTTCGTCAAAAGATAATTCTACTTTCTTCTCGAAAGTCTCATTGAGCTTTTGCTTTCGCGCGCGGAGTTCTTTGAAAAGTCCCCCTCCCTCACCGAAGTCGGGATCAAGCCCGGACATGCTCATTATAGCCATTTACTTCTCCTTTAGAGAAAGGTCATTTCTTGACTTTTCTTTTATACCGACGTGACGGGGAAAGTGGGTCTTTAGCCGTAATACGTGCTGCAGTACGCCCAAGAAGTTTAATACCCTCAACAGCTGATCCGCCAATCTGTGGTAATATACCTTTTCCGTAGTTTGTGATTGGAGCAGCTTCAAGGATGTCTGGGTACGGTTCGTAACCAGTAAATTGCTGTACGTTAGTACTAGATACCAAAGGGTCTAAAGCAACTTTTGGTGCGGCTGCAGTCGCACTTGACTCAGCAGGTTTTCCATCTTTAAGATACTTTGAAGTTTCTTTAAAAAGGTCTTCACTCAGATCAAAACCACTTTCAGCTGCGCCGACTCTAGCGGTAGCAGCACGTTCGGCCATTGAAAGTTTATCGGACGGTCTAGTGATAGTATTGTATCTATCCTGCTGCATATCAAGAACAGCTCTATTGATATCAAGCTCTCCTTTTCCTAGTGTCAACTCCCCAATACCAAGCTCCATCTGGTTATCAAGCTGCCTTCCAAAGAGAGTGTTCCTTGTTTTGTCTACTCCAATCTTTCCCCTTTCCACCTCAAGACCAGCATCCTGTGCGCGCACCGTAGCTGCTCTATCGGCAGCCTTATCCAGAAAGGTGTCCATTGTTCTCATTGTCTTAATGTCACGCGAGGTCCCAGACAAAAGGCCCGTGTCCTTAAAAGCACTCCCTGTTGGTTCAAAGTCTTTATTGAACTTCGCCACCCTTTCAGCTGCCCCAGCCCTTTCCTGCTGCATACGAGCAATATCTTGCTCGTCAAAGTCAAAATCATTCAGCTCAACATTCATTCCCTTTTTCTTCTTGGTCGCCATGCTGTTCTCCTTACTCAACTTCTCTTGAGATGGTCATGTTTTCAGAACGACTCTGCTGTTCACTGTAACTATGTCCGTACTGGTAACTAAACCCAACCTGCTCGCCAGTGCTATGACTCGCGCTGACACCAGCCTGCACATGAAGTGCTCCCATACCACTAGCCATTAACTGTGCATGGAAGTTACTATCAGCTTCAGCAATTCTCTGCCCCAGTTCGTTGTTGGCAATCTGTGCTTCGACCCGCAGCTTTTCATTCTCGATTGCGGTCTTTGCGTCAGCTTCGTACACCATAACTTCAGCTTTAATGCTTTCTACCGCCGCGCCGATCTTAGCTTTCATCCCTTCAACCAGTGCAACGTATGCCCGCACTGTTGAATCAAACACATCTGCTTCAGTTTTGTACACCAACGCCGCAGCTTTGTACCCTTCAATTTGGCCTTGGAACGCGGTTACCTCTGCAGTAATTCTACTAATCTCAGCTTCAACTTGTTTAACCCAAGCATCGACAGCCGCGCTGTAAAACTCAATTTTCGCAGTATTCTTTTTGATGCTATAGTCCATCTGAACTTGAATGTACTGCGCCGCAACTTCTACAGCTTTGTGGAAATTAGCCTGAACCAATTCCATATTTTTAGCAGCGATGTTGGAAGCTACTTCCGCCGCACCTTTGCTGTACTCTCTTTCAAGCTGAAGAAGCTTTGCACTTTCAATCTCTTCTGGACAGTCCCAACCTCGTGCCGCTGCTTCTGACAACAACACCAACCTTCGAGCAGTTACGTCCTCTGAAAGTGCTGTTGTTGCCGTGAGGTACATCTCATCAAACAATGCCTGAGGAATTGCACTTTCACCATTCAACAACCAATAGGCCAGTTTGTCAACTAATTCTGTGGTAAGAGCGAAAACTCCTTCTTCCCACTCAAACGCTGAAGGGTCAGGCTTTCCTTCAGGCTCAGTGTATGAAACTGAAAAGCTTGGAAGTGCCGCATTAAAAACAGCATCAAACGAAGCGGTAAAGTCTGGGATATTCGCGTCAATGTCAGAGGTTTCAATTCCGCTTGAAGGAATATCCCTGACTACAATAGGCGTCAATGCTCCGCGCATTGCTTCCAGTGCAGAAGCAAAGTCAGCAGTAGCCTCATCAATCATGTCTTGTACAAGTGCAAAACGATGGTCAACAAGAGATTTTGTATCTACTCCTGGTTCGTCTTTTTCATCTTTCCAGTTAATAGAACCATTAGCTGTAGGAAGTTTGAACAGTAAATCAGACATACTTAAATCCTCCTAGATCATTCCAAATTCAAAAACGTCTTCGTGGGTCATGCCGAGCGCAGAGAGCGCCGTGGTGAATGCCGCAGTGACATCATCTGACATTACCAGACCTTCGGTCAAAATTCTTTCAACTGGAGAATACCGAACTTCCCAAGCCCCGTTGATCCCGTTCCTGATCGCAACGAGCAGCCCATTGTCAGGGTCTTCTGAATAGCTTTTACGGTTGTCGAGATAGTGCGCAGATGGATTGTATAGATGCCGCTCAATGGTACCGCACAACGAAGTGACACTGTCAATAACTTCAAGGTTTTGATACGCGTCTCCACCATCCATAAGTGTCCCGCAATCATTCGTGGACTGATAGATATCAAGTTCCCAGTTTACCTCGTCTTCCTGATCTTCTGCTTTGGGGATTAAATACTCAAATGTATTCGCTCCACCTGTTCGGATGTCCGTTGACTCTACCTTGAACTGGCTTGGAAGCTCAGATTTTATATCAGAGCAACTTGAGTGCTGTTTGGAAAAAACGATCTCTGTGTCACAGTCACCGCCACGAATGTCGTTCACTTCCGACTGCTTCACCATTTTATCGGTAGTAATAAGGAGGTCACCAACCCACTTCGAGCTAGACGGGGTTACGGTGCATGCTCTCCTTAAAAATTCGTGACTCTTGCAGCACTTGCTTGCATACCCATATGACTCTGACGCAACGCTCATAATTTTTCCTTTGTTACAAAAGTAACGCCACACACACAGGAATATCTATGAATATACCCAGCGCGACCAACTGCGCAAGATGGGCACACCAGTGAGTACTCAATGCTTTCACCGCATTTAGGGCATACATAATCAGACAATTTTTCAGTTCCGGCAACTTCTTTTTCTAAATAAGTGAATGTAGTGACGCCAACAACTGGCGGTGTTTTTTTATGCTCTCCTATAACGTAATCAGCGGCTATGCGCTCTACCAATTCTTGAAGTTGTGCCCGCTCTTTAAGAACGGCTCGGTAAAAACCTTTAATTGCATTTTTTGCTGTTGTATAATCAACAGAAGAAAGTGCCTTGATTAAAACGTCTTCGTTGTTCATACACATTTCCATTCTTGTAGAATTCTTGATTGTTCACCGTTAGCGCACCATTTGCCGTCAAACCAAAAGCAGTCAGTGGTATTCCCCAGCGGGTATATATACCCACCTGGGCACGCCGCGCAAAAGGGGGCACCATGCGGCTGGCAACTCTCCGGAGTACTAGACGTCCCCCAAACTTGCCGATAATCAAAGCATCTGTATTTTCCAAAAGTTGCCTCTCCACGCAACGTGTACCCACCAGATGCAGTCACGTACACGCTGCCTGGGACTCCATTTGGGAAGATACTCCATACTTCGCTTCCTATCCCCGAGACACTACCTCCAAGCCATGTCGCAGTGCCTATCTGCACCCACGATCCACTTGTGGGGATGACTTTCTTTGTCGCAGAAACGCCACACGCTGTTAGTGTTACATCATATTCTCCACCGCAGGCTCCTTCTGGCATTCGTAATATCACCTGGGTCCCACTTTGGGAAACAAGCTCAAGCGTACCACTATAAGAAATTTCAGAAGTATTCGATTCTATATAGAAAGCAGAAGTAGTATTTGGGGTCATAACGTCTGGGCCAACTATTTCTCCCACCGAAGCCACAGCCTCTGTAATTATACTCTGATAACAAGCGTCCCAAACAGTAACTTTAATACCGCACTGTGGGGTATGCGCGACAACACTCATTGCATTTACAAGAGTTTTATATATCGCACGCCCATAATTTACAGAAGTTAATGCATCTACAAGGTCTGCCCCTTCCGCTACCCAATTATAAGGCCCGCACCCACCAGACACTGCAAGATTGCCTCCGTATATTGGTATAGGGAGTGTGCTATATGCCCATGTCAAAGGATTGTTTTCGCACTCACATGGAGTGCTTGTAAGTGCTCGCTCGCAACGTATAAACGCGTCAGAATCTTCAGCACTCGGATATTCTATCCCACCAACCAACACTACTGGTTCATGCGGTGCCGCTAGATACTCCGGGACACGAGCTATAAACCCAAACATATCTAATCCCCAAGGGCCTATATACCAACCGAGTGGAGAAATAATTTCTAGATTTTCTACATATTCTCGCCCAAAAGATTCAAGATGTTCATATCCGCTTGTCCCGCCAGCAGAAAAATAAATAAGTTCACCTGGAGCTTGTCCGGTAGGCGGCATTGAGCAAATTTGGCAATAATCTCCAGTAATGGTTTGTCTTGCCCACTGCAGGCCAACATCAAGATGCCAATGCCCGTCGAAAAGAAGAAAAAAACCATTCATATGTGCTGGATTAAATGGCATAGATGCTGACTCTCCAAAAAGAAAAAACATATGTCTTTTAATTGATAGGTTTTCTCTAATGTAAAAAGATCTCTGCTTATATACATCCCAAATCTTTGCACATATTCCGCTATACGGAGTAGGGCTGTCATAGCCACACGTTCCAGAACACTCCTCTTGCCAGTCACAATTACCGTCTTGTGTCTTTGGTGGAAATATATCATCATAACCAACAGTGTCGCAAGAGACAGCAGAGTCGAACGAAAGAATTGCTTCGCCGTGACCATCCCAGGAAACAATCTTATACTCCACAGCTGAGTCCGTTATATCGGAGAATGTTACTGCACCACTGGAAAGGTCGCACACTGCAAGCACCGCCCTCGGGGCCAGATACCATGTCTGAAAGTCTTGCTGATAGTCAGCACATTCAAACTCCCAACTTGTCATTGAGTACCCGCCCCAGCATCTCGGATCAATCCCGTTATCAAATAGCATTGTGGGAGACTCAAGAACTATGGTGACAATACTCCCACTCACGGCGACAGGAAAATTCAGGATGTTGATAAATCTTGCGAGGTCTGGAGTATGGTTAAACATTGACTCTGGAAACCCACCTGTATTATCAAGAAGATCGGCCCCGCGCACCATCTCCACGTTCCCAAGGAAGCCGTCATCTGCACCAATATCAACGTGATACCCTATTGTTTTGTTTGGCGAGAAGTAGCTGCCCAAGCATTTTCTATGCACCCAAATTGGAGCGTTGTGTAAAATAGAAACAGGAAGCAACCCGTCCTCCACGGCAAGCAGTGAACTAACCTCAAGATGCTTCATCACAGCAACGAGAACCCCGCCACCGTCGTCAATAGTGATTTGCCTGATAGACCTGGACTCCCTGTCGCCGACCACGATAGTGTATTCAGCGACCCCTTGTTTCGGCGTAATCCGACCAAAGTCCTCACATGAAGGAGCGAGAAGCACGGCCCCGTTATTTACGTCTGCATCGCCAAAAACTCCGGCCCCCTGTGTGACAACATATCGGCTGGTTGCTGAATCAGAGATAACACCAGTCAACATTCCCGCCGACTGTATCCCCATCCCAGGATAAACAAACTCTTCGCTGGTGCCGTCATCTGCAGGCTTTTTGGCAACGAATGGAGTAAGGATGACAACCGGCAACCCCTCATTATATCGTACCTCAACCCAGAAATACCCTTGCGTAGTATTAATGAAAAATGTTTTTGGTTCAGTAGTCACAGAAAGGTCATCTTTTGACTTTTCTTCGATTACTATAGTACGCACAGGAGAATAGATTTGAACGCTTTCTTCGCCGTAGAAATACTGACCAAAAACAACAGTCCCATCTTCTTCAAACGTCATGGTAAAGCGGTCCTGCTTTAATCCAGAATTTTTACACCGCGATACAAACGCTTTGAAGCGAGAGAGTACAACAGGAAGATGCCAGCGTGCGACGTCTTCGTTACCTTGAAGAAAGATTCGGGTACTGCTGTTGCTAAACATTTTCATTTTCTACGCTCAGGGCCAGGGATGAAGATGAGGTCAGCAGAATCCACCGAGAAGTCAGCGCCGTCTACGTTGGCGATCTTGACCTTGAGGTAGCGACTACGCTGGTCGGAGCGAAGGGCAACCTTAGTTCCGTCTTCGTTGCCCATGACTTCAGTCAAGAAGTTCTGCGTTACGCCTTTCTCATCAGTGATCGACACCTGCATCTGCCCGTCAAAGCGTCCGCCCAGGAGCATCGAGCGCGGAGACTTTTGACCTTGATAACCGAAGTCTGCAATGGGAAGGACTGCGTGAGCGTTGATTGGAATGGGAGTTATTCCGTCAGCCTCGTATCCATCATCACTCCCGCCACTTTCGAATATCCCTTCACTTGTGGAGAAGAGAAGTTTCCCATTGAAGAACGTCGCACTGTTTGCGGAGTGGTTGAAGAACTGTGATGGTGCGAAGTTGTGAGTGTTAAGCATGAGAGTTTGTCTTGGCATTGGCTACCTCAAATTGTAGGCGGTGCTGATTTGTACGGGTGGCCGGAAAGGAGGTTGGCAGTCAGCCCCCACTTGTGGGCAAGGTATCCTTCGATCTTCTGCCTTGTAGTTTCGTCTGGATTGGTCTGGAGTAGAATTATTTCGGCCACAGATAGGTCGCAAAACTGGCTGCCTGTTGCGTTGCCGCCGATAGCACCATTCTGGCCTTCTGACCCACTAAATGAACCATCGGCGGACCCGTTTCGCATGTATGCACCAGATATTCCGCCACGCAACATCTCCAGTATCTGCCACCCAGCGCCTTGTATGTTTGTGTTCGCCTGTCGATATGCGTTAGAATAGTACGTGCCCCAGTTGCTTGTTCCACCACGCGCCAACATCATTATGTTTGTCGCGTTTGCGCCATTTGTAGTATAGATCCCCCTGTAGCCTGCCTGTGCTCCAACGCTTGCGACAGCAAAAAGCGAGCAAATATTCGATGTTAGCGCAAATCCATGGGGCAACGTGTCGCTTGTGCCGTCAAAAACTACAATATCGCGCCCGTTGCGACCAGATGCGACCAGTGCTGGCTGCGCCGTTGGTGTCGCTTGGGCGGCGTGCCGCGTATTTCCAGATTTGTCTGCCCACTGACTAACTGCCGCGCCATTGAGAGTGATTGTACTTTCGTCGTCGGCGTCAAACCATTGCGCAGTTGCGATCTCCGCTGGAGTCCAAAGGACAGCAGCACCACTTATCACAGTCACCGTCAGCGTTCCCATGGCCTCGCTTATCCCGCCACTGAATCCGCGAACAGAGAAGTCTGAGTTCATTCCCATGCTGTTCGAGAATAAAAGTAAGTCTTTCGGAACAAAAAAATCTTTCATATCGCGGCCATGTTCAAATCAACGCTGGTTGCAGCGTCAGGAAGTTCAGTAACGTACATCTGCACTGAGCTCGCGCCAACGTCATTAGCAAAAACAATCAGCGTCCCATAACGCTTTGCAGGAGTTCCGCCATCATCGACTTCAGTCAATGCAGATGTTACCTCAGCCGACAAGCCAACCACCGTTCCAGCCGAGTTCTTGAACTGAAGTCTGAACTTCAGCGTCGTGGCAAGAGCCGCTTCACACAGGCACCCAACAATAATCCTTCCGCGCCCGGTTGTGTCCACTGAAAAATCAGCCACAAGCCCCGTTGCAGTTATCGTCGCCGTATCGTCCCATGTGCCGAGTACACCAGCGCCGGGAGCCACGCGCTCAACATGCCTTTCTTCCGTGGCCTCTGTGAAGCTGTGTGTTGCTATATTCTCAGAACCAAAAACAAGTTTATCAAGGGCCATATCGCCTCCTATATAAGACGCCGTGAAGAGTCGTACCGCAGGACCGCGTCGTCCTCACTGAATGAATAAGTGCTGTTGAAGATGATCCCGGCAACGCGCAGAACTGGAAGGCTTGCGGCTCCTTCAATGGTCCTGGTAAGCGAAGGGCTGATTGCGCCTGACGCAAAAATAACAGGAAGAACAATGTTCCCTGTGATATATTGAATCTGTTTAATCTCACCAAGGACCTGAAGCCTTGGAATGGTAACGTCACCAGACGCAAAGCCCTGATTCTGCAGCGTTCCAAAAACCCTGAACAGCGGGAGATCAATATTACACTCCGCCTGCATGTCACCGCTAACTCCAAGTGCAGGAATCCAGATGTCGCCGATGATTACTGATGATCCAAGAATCTCACTATCCACACCAATCAGAGGGATTCGTACCTCTCCGTTAATCTCATCCTGCATCTTTCCAGATACACGAATGAGTGGAAGCGTAGCGTTTCCTTCTGCCGCGAAAAGTCCCTGTACTGAAAAAAGAGGGAGATACACATCTCCATCAATTCTCGTTCTCAAGTCGCCAAGCACCTGAACCAACGGAAACGTGATGTCTCCGTTGATCAGGATTGTTTCAACAGGCGTTGTTGCCCCGTACTTAAAAAGAGGCATGGTTTAACCCCTAGCTTTTCGGGACAGTGATGTTCAGTGAATTGACTACGGATTTAACGGTTGCAACGAGATTTGTAGAAGAAAAGCGAAGTTCACCGGCACCGACACCGCAGGCTAGGTCCATCCTGACCGCAGTGGTTGATTCGCCAGTTGTCATGTCATTAGCATAAAGCCTGCCGTACCCGGCCGTCCCACTGGCAGTAGGAATGATTGCCCACTCTTCGGCAGAGGGCTTTGCACAGACACCAGCTACAGCAGCATCCCAGTTCAGACCATTAGTAACTTCGCTAGCGACAAACTCCCCTCCGTCAACCGTTATCATCCCGAGAACATCGCCCGACTCGGCGGCATCAGCCGTGGCTGGCTGCGTCCCTGTCCGAATCACGATGACCGCGTTGGCAAACACATCTTTGAACGATCCATCTCCAGCCCCACCACCAGCAAGCGCATTAACGAGACCAGTAGAAAGTCTAACTGCCATGATTATTCAACCTCCAAGGAAAAGAAATATTGTCCAGGAATAACAACACTCGCACCTGAAACAGCTTTATCAAACGCCAGTCTTCGTGAAGTTTTATTCTCCACAAATCCTCTAGCATCTCCGAAACAAACACCATTGTCTGAAACCCAAACAGCGGTAACACCGTAAAATTCAGTAGTAACACCATCCCCAACATCTGACCCATCAAGAGTAGTCATAGTCCCAGGAATGTCTTTTCTACTATAAACAATCTTCTTTTGAAAGTTCTCTTTTGAGTACCCTTCCAAAAACACAACCCCATCTTCGCAGGAAAGATACATCCCAGTCCCAACTGACACAAAGTCATACACTTCCCGAAATGGTAAAAGACAGTTTGCAATATCAAAGCACGCAGGGTTTCCAGGCTCGCTTTGACAAATCCCCTCAGGAGTTTGAACGAAAAATCTCCCACCGTGAGCTTTAATTTTAGTAAAACCGGAAATCATCCCAAGAACTCTTTTGTCATCTTTCATCTGGGATGGGACATTCGCTACCCAGTTCGAGACTGTGGAATCAGTAAGGATCAATCTTACAAAACCATTCGAACAATACACTTTCCCATGCATCATTTCAAAGTACATTGGGATGTCACCAACATCAGAAGTTACAAGCACTACTGAATCATCAAGCAGCACTCGATAAAGGTCCCCACCAGAAATGAAAAAACAAAAATCCCCTTTAGACCAAAGGGAGTGGGCTCCACCATCGTGAAGCTTTTCAATCCCAAATCTCCGCTTAAACGAACCATTATCGTCTATAATAATGTTCACCGCTTCAGCAAAATGACATGCACCATCTTCGCGGTACACCAGTCGATGAGCTTCAATTACATTGTTAAGCCCAAGAGACCTTCGAAACACCGGAGCAGTAGCCATTTAATACCTCCAGTGGGAAGTTTTATTATGCTGCCTTCTCGCGCCGAGAAACTCTTTCCAAAGCTGAATCCCTCTCAAAAATTCTCCCTTAGAGTTATTGGTGTTATTCTTGTTCCCGTCAACACCGTCCTCTACGAAGTCGTACAAAAACGCAGCAACACCATGCGCAACTATCTGCCTTTGAAGGAACTCTGGAATCACAGGAATCTGATCAGTCCCAAGGGAAATCCTTTCAGGCTCATCCTGGATTATGCAAAGTACATCAGTAGACTCGGCCGGTATCTTCTGGTACCACACTACATTACCAGCAAGATACACACCCTCAATCTCCCCTTCTTCATCCATGGGATAAAAGTCGGTGTAAAGATCTTCCAATGCGGCATAAATCTTAATACCTTTCGCAGGATCACCAACCGCTAAAATCTTCCCAGCAAAATTATGCGGCAGGTCATCAATAATCGCTTGTCCTTCACCCACCAACGTCGTGAACTGACTCATCTTCTTCAAAGAAGGAATCTCAACCCCAGGCTGTGCGCACGCTGAAGAAATAACTTCATTCACCCTGCGCACCAGCGCCGCTGGAAATTCCTCTCCCTCTTCCGGCGTAAAGAAAGAATCATCCTTCACTAGAAGATATATCTCATCAATTATTTCTTGAAGTGTCATTCTTTCACTCCTTCCTTGAGAAGATGAGAGAAAGGTCAATTTATGACCTTTCTCTCTTTTAGGTTACTTAATGGAACCGATCCTGGACAGTTTCAGGTGAAGGCGAGCCTTTCCTGCGGTGATTGCAGAGCCGGAGGAAAGAGTGGCAAAGACACAAGGTGTGGTGGTATCAGCATTGATGATGAGAGTACCAGGCATCGTTGCTACCGTGGAACGGTAAAAACCGATGGTAGCTTCAGTGATGTCGGAGGTATCGACTACACCATCAACGGCCGAGTAGGTGATGTTGTCCCCGTTCACTGCGGCGTCGGTGGCGATGGTACCAAAGCCGACATCCAGGGAAGGAGTACCACCGACAAAGGCCTCGATTATTTCAACAACAGCGTCTTCGACCATGTAGCACTTACCAGCAAGACCAAGGTCACCAGCAGGAGCGTAGGTGCTGTACGGGTTGAGGTTATCAGGAACAGGAACTTTCGGAAACGAAAAAAGCAGCGCGCCTTTGTCGTCAGCTTCTTTTCCAAAAATGTCAGACGCAATCCACACAGGATTTTCGAGCGTCTGCTTCCTGAGATCAGGACGACGATAGTCAAGCAATGCAATAGTAGACATGTATTACCTCCGGTTAGCTGATCACAGTATATGCGACAAAGACTTGCACAACAGGACTAACTGTGGAATCATTGATTGTTCGAGTGATGGTAATGTAACCACCAGCAGCACTGAAGTGCTTTCCTCCGTCATGGGTGACAATACCAGTGGCATCGGAGTCAACGGTTTCATCTGACATGAAGTAGTCCACATCAGCATCTTCGCCGTTGCCAATAAAGCCAAGAGTAAGTGTACCACTAGTGCCTTCATCTGCCGCGTCAAATGCAGTAGTTTTGTGCAGCCATACGCCAAGGATAAAAGCGTTCATAGGAACCTTCACCAGAGCATATGTTTCATCTGCACTCAACGTAACTGCGCCACTTCGCGTTACACGAAGGTTATCGTCGGACTTAGAAGTAAGAGATATAATCATAACTTACTCCTTAGTGAATTACACTGTACATAACCCAGACGCGAATAACGGGATTGACAACAGAATCGTTGTCGTCAGCGGTAACAGTGATAAGACCACTGGCATCGCCGAACCATTTACCCTTGGTGACTTCTTTCATGCCAAGCACAAGGGGCAGGGAGACTGCGTCAGCCATGAAGTAATCAGGATCTGCGTCTTCGCCGTTACCACTGAAACCGACAGTCAGCGATCCATCAGTGCTCTGGTCGTCGAAGGCAGTCAGAATTTCCAACCACACAGCTACAACAAAAGCCTTTTTCGGAACCTTCACGACTGCATACGTATCGTCAGCATCAATGGTAATTTTACCACTCCGCATGAGACGAAAGTTATCAGCCGCGCGATTTGCAAGAATATTAACCATGATGTAAACCTCCCAATTTTGGTTTACGCATAAACAGGTGCAGACCAGACAGAACCAGTCATCATACCGAAGTCGTGACCTTCAAACTTGACCTTACGCGCACCCCAGATACCGCCGCCGCGAATCATAACGTAACGCTCGGCGTCACGGTGGTAAGGAACAAAGGCCATGGTGGTGGACTTGGAATCACCGGCTCCGCCCCATGCCCAAACGGCTGCCTGAGCGCCGCACAGTACAACACGACGAACGCCTGCACCGTCGTTGGTACCAGCATCGACAATGAGAGGAGCCCGCTCGGTCTTGGAGATGATGAGACCATTGTACACAATTTCGGTCTCAGGCATTGCCAACTTCTGAGCGGCCCGCAACAGATCTCCCCACTCACCGACGTTGGTATTCTGGCGAAGCTCTTCGAAGGTGTAGTTGTGCATAAACACACGGTAGTGAGCCTTTCCGCCGATCATAATGGGGCGAATCTTGTACTGGTTATCAGCAATCGGAATTTCCGCACGCTGCTTCAGTTTGTCGAGGAAGCCCAGGTTGATTGTGTTGGCGCTGGTAAGAGCGGATTCGGTGGCAACGCCGTCAGCAATGATGTGCCGCTTGGCCGAAGGAGCGTCGATAGCCTGAGCGAAATCACCACCAGCAATCTTGTAGTTGGAGTTACTGAACAGCAGGTTGATGATGTAATCGCTGAGCTTCGACGCCCACCATTCCTGCAGAGCATCTTTGCCTTCCTGCATGAGGTTGTAGGGTACACGCTGCTCTTCCATCTTACCACCAGTATCAACGGCGTGGTTCAGCTCTTCCACCGTGCACTTGAAGTTCCTGAAGCGCAGACGCTCTTCGTTCCCTTCCACAGTGTTATCACCAACAACACCTTCGCCAGTCAGGGGCAAACGGATACCAAAGGTGATCTCGTCGCCTTCACCCTTGGCGAGTTCCTTCTTCATCTGCACAACGGCATTGGCATCAGAACCCACAATAGAGTTAAACTCTACCGCAGGAAGGACAACAGAAAAAAGCTCCCGTGCCCATTTCTTCCTGGTCAACGGATCATTCGTCAAGAAGCGAGTAGTAGGATCAGCCATAAAATGGTCCTCCGAGAAAGGTCAATAAATGTCCTTTCTCCGTTTGAAATGTTACTTCAAGTCCCCGGACAAATACCGCTGGTAAATCGCCGGTGGGACTTTGCTGAGGTCTTCTTCAGCCATGCTGTCAATCCTGGCTGAAGTCCACCCACCACTTTCCTCGTTGGAGGCAGGGAGGTTGGAGATGGTAGCCGGTGCGGTTTTGGGCTTAGGCTCAGCTTTCGGTTGAGCTTTAGGGGTTTCAGGTTCCTCTTTCTTTTCCTCTTTCGAGGCAAAGTCCGGGTGAAACGCCTTGATTTTTTCGTACATAAAGCGGTAAGGATTGGGCATTGCCCAGATCTTTGCTGCGACTGCATCAATGTAGTCCTCAGCCTTACCGCCCTGCTGCTGCGCAGTAGCGAAAGCATACCCTTCAACCATGTCATCGAAGCGAGATTGCGACACGATGGTGTCCACGTCCTCAAACTTCGGATTTATTCTCATTGTCTCGAGGAGGGTTTCGAGCTGGATCGCGCGGAGAGTGTTAGTCTTTTCCGCTTCAAGCTGCTCTTCCTCGTCAGGTTCTTCGATGTAGCCCTTTTCTTTCAATTCCCCTGTGGACTTCTCCACTTTGGATTGAAGTTCCCTAATACGACGGTTCTGTTCTCGGAGTAGGATACGAAGCTGAGATACTTCATCAGTACTCTTTGGTGCGTCTGGGGTAGGATCAGCTTCGGGTGTAGGATCAACCTCGTCAGCAGCTTCTTCAGGTGTTTCATCAACCTTCTCCTCGACAACAGTCTCGGGTGCAGTTTCAGTTTCAACTTCGGTTTCCACTTCCTCAGCCACAGCCTCAGGTGTCTCAAGGGATTCACCCTCAGGAACTACATCAAAAAGATCATTCAAATTTTCGCCAGCCATAATGCCTCCCACTTGTTAATTGGATTTGCTACGAGCTTTTGAAGCGTTGGTAGCTGCCTTTTCCTTTATGTCGATCTCGCGCTCTTGAAGTGCAAGTTCTGCTCTACGAAATTCATCTTCCCTTTCCTGCTGAGCAGCAATCCATTGTTTGACCTGCTGCTTAACGCTGAACGGGATGTTGGAGTATTCCATTATCACGTCAGGAGGAATGAGGTTGGGGTTGTTCATAGCGAAGTCGGTGAGCCACTGAGCTATTGCCATACGCATGGTAGTGCTTTCGATTCCTTCCTCGACGTAGACGTCGAATTCACCAGCGGTGATGTCATTGAAACCCTGAACTTGAGGGTTGACTTGGGTGTTAACTTGTGCCAGCATCATCCCATTTTCCCCTTCAATCCTAACCATAGTGGGCTCGTCAACGTACTGCTGGATGAGGGAAAGGAACTTCTTGGTTATCAGCTTTCGAGACTTACTAAAGTTGTGAAACAAAACATAAAGGACCGCGAATCCTGTTTCCTGCCGCATCCGTACGGTTACGCCAGGCTCTCGCGAAGATGTCTGAATCCCCATCATAGAGTCCTGGATACCACTGGAGTCTTTCATGCTTTGGACGAAAGTATCCCCGAGCATGGTGTATACTGGGCTGATTTGCGGCTGCTCAGTGAACTTTACCCTTCCAAGCCCACCAGCGGTGAGTTCCATGTGGAAGGTAGGGTCACTCCCTCTTTTCTCGTACTCCTCAATGTTGGAGATTGCCCCACTCTCGTGCATCAAGATTCCCTTCGGGGCTGTCTGCAGGAGATGAACTAGCTGACGTCGCATGGTGTTAAGCCCTCGTTGAGGGTCCTTCATCATAGTGATCGCGCCGAACCAGTTGTTGAGGTTGTCATCCTTGTACGCACCAATAAACACAAAGGGAAAGTCTTCGTGCCAGTAAGTATTTTCCCCATGAGAAAGAACTTTTGCGCCGTCAATGATAGCGAAATAGACAAACTTCTTAAATCCAGGGACAGGATTTGGAACTTGCACTGGCTTCAGCCCATTCTGCAGGACGTCTTCTCCCTTACTTATTGCATCGTTTATTTCTTCAAGGGAGTCAACATATTTTTTCCATTCTTTCTTTCGAATGGCTTCAGGCTGACCCGTGAATGGTGAGACAATCCAATTGACTTCCTCAGTTTGACGGTACCAAAACTGTACAAGGCGGTACTTCTCAGCAGCTTCATCCCAGAAAATAGGATAGTCTGAAGGATTAGCTAAGCCATTCCCCGCTACCGCATGCTTGTCAAAGTCTGGGAGAACCCTTTTAATATCGTCTTCATCCAGCCATACGTCCGTCCAAACATACCTTGCGTCGGACATGTCGTATTCTTGAAAGTTGGGATCAATCCCAAAGCGATGACCTTTGTGAAAGCGAAATTTTATTTCAGGTTTAAAGGGATTGTCAGCATCAACATAAAGCTCAACTAAACCCCTTCCAGCTTTCGCAACATAGTCAAAAGCTTCCATCTCACGATCGCGCACTTCGAGCTTCTTTTGAAAATGCTTAAGGACGCCGTTCATCAGCTCAGTCAGCGGTTCATCTTCAATCCCGTGTGGCACTAGCTGCATGTCATTCCGCACCTGAGAAGAAAGCCCCACCAACATATCAATCTTTGGTTTCACTTCATTGTACACTTCGCAAGGGCGTTTCTGAGCTTCCAGCGCCTGAAGCACTTCTAAAGGATCCTGCCTTCCAGCATAGAAGTCCAAGTCCTCCTTAGAAACCTTCCGAAATTCTGTCTCAGGAGTAGAGGTCTCACACCGCTGAAGCCACTGAAGCAACTTCCCATGTAGCGCAATGAGATCATCCTTCTCTTTCTCAGGACTCTTTGTTTCAGCCAACGACCCCACAAACTGCGGCCCGAATCCATTGTGTTGAATATGCCTCATTTATACCACCTGGTAAGCAAAACGTCCATAGCGGGAAGAGTTAACAGCTGCCCGAGCGCGGTCGAGCTTTTTTGTGGGAGGGCTTACTTTCCCGCGATCAGTTACTTTTCCCGCCATGGGCGTAAAGAAAAATTCAGAAATACACAGCGCGTCAGCGATGTTGGGACTCATAACATTTCGAACTTTCATAGCCTTCTTTGATTCGATCTTAACGATACCTTTTCCGTCTTCTCCGTCGTCAAAGCGAATAGAGGAAAGTTCATCACAGAGGGTTTGGCCTAGTTTCCCAGAAGGAAAGGAGTACTGTGCGCGCATACACTTCTCACGAACGCGCCACCAAAGCTCATCTCGAAGGCGGTAAAATTTTTCTGGTACAAAAGACCTATTGGCTACGTTAACACCAATAGCCTTCCCACGCAACCCATTCAGCACTAACCAATCCAGCACTGGCCCACCAACTCCAATCTCGTCAATGCCTATACGGTCAGCTTCGAACGAGATAAACTCCTCTTTACAGAGCTGGGAGAGGATGTTGGTGTTCATTTCCTTGTATTCGTCCCAAGGTTTAATGACATTTGAAACCCTAGGAAGGATGATGCTAGAATCTATTCCGTATCTCGCTACGTCAACACCAATAATCCTGGCGTCATCTTCGTACTCAGGAATATCATTGTCCACACACTGCTGCGCCCAGTGAAGCGGGATGAGAGACATTTCATCGTTAAGCGGAGGATCACCGATGACGCGAATTCTAAAGGTATTGGATTCCTCGCCGTACTTAGCTTTGAAATACTCGATCATATCAGGCGTGACGTTAGTGGACTTCCTGGAGTCCCAGTGGATGCGATTCCAAAGCTTCGCTTGGACGGGGTCGTAGTGGGAGTCGTAGAAGTACCCAGTGTTTCGAGTCATATTCCCAATCAGCAGAACGCGGTTGTTATCCTGGGTCATCGCACCTTCAAGAGGAATGTACACTGGATCTGGAATACCAGATGCCTCATCACAGACGAATAGCATATTCTCAGCGTGAAGGCCCGCGAGAGTTTCAGCTTGGTCTTCAGCAGAACTCTTTACCGACGCCGTTACTGCTCTAGCCCACCACTCTTTCGGAGCATCTTTGTGGAAAATTTTATCACTCTGAATAACAAACTCATCAGCAAGAACTGATTGCCGTGTCCACTTTGAAAGTTCTGCCCAAAGAATATCATTCAACTGTCTCGCTGTAGGGGCGGTGCACATTATCTTAGGGTAAGGAAAGCACGTAAGGAACCACAGCACTATCCAAGACGCAAAAGCGTCCTTCCCAGTACCATGCCCTGACCTAATAGTGTGGCGTTTGTGGTCAAGGAAAGTCGCAAGAGCAGCAGCCTGTTGCGACGAAGGCCTAACATTGATAGCCTCAGTCACAAACAGCAATGGACTTTCTTGCCACGATTTTAACTTATCCTTAACAAAAGAATTCATACCAGCTATTTAAAGAATTCAAAAGTTACAGACTGTATGGCTTCCGCAATTACTCCAATAGTCGCTGCTCCTTTAAGCTCAAAAATCCTCGGAAGAGTATTTACCATAAGAATTGATGCTGAACCGTTGGTAACGTCAGCAGCAGGAACAGCGGCAGCTGTACCAAAATTTATGTAAGCATTTCCAGTCACAGAAATTAGCACAAACTTCGCCCCAGCCGGAACATTATGTACCTCTGCAACTCCAGCAGCCAGTAGTCTACAGTCTACCCACCCACCAGCAACGACTGCCCCATCAATAGTCTTTTGGTTTGCATCAGAAGCAAGCCTCAAAGCTTTAAGTGCGCCCATTTCAAACTCCTATAAATTTGGAATACCTTCGAGGTCTTCAGTGGAAATGATACACATTTCCTCACCTGTGCCGAGGACTGACTGAGAGTAAGTGGTAGTGGAAACTTCCTTCATTGCGACTTTTTCTTTTTCAATCTGAACGAGATATGAGACTAGGCCCTTTATTTCGGTGGGCTTCCCAATGTCTACATTCTCACGATCAGCAAGGACTTTAAAAACTACAGCTAGGTCCTTTATGTCAGCTTGAGCAATCTTCTCAGGAGTCATTGCGTCAAGCACCATCATCTGAAGTTCAGTGAGGCGGAGGTTCCTCATGTCGCGAGCTTTAAGCAAAAGACCCTGCTTCTCCTGCAGATCATTAAGTCGCTTTGTGAGAGTAGGAATTGAGACGCCAGTAATCTCTGACATCTCAGCCTGAGTGAGATTTCTCTCCGCGAGGTCTAGGAGTGTTTCCACCGATAAGTTAACTTTCTTTGGCATACTTTAGCACTAAATGGTTCAAAACAGTTTGTCAATACTTTTGCTTAAAGTTTTCTTTTTCTTTTAATAGAAATCTCCCGCGCGCTTCCCAGCTGGTTGGGCGGGCGGGTGGGATTCTTCCCATCATAATTTACAATTTTGTCCTACAAGAAAAGTCATCTTTTGACCTTTCTCTTTCAATGCAGAAAAGGAGCTTTTAAAGGGAAACCTTTAGACTTCCTTGCGGGCTTGGTGGGAGCTTTTTTAACGATGCTCATAGACTTCCTCGCGGGTTTGTTGTCAGTAGAAGGCGCGGCGGGTGAGAATCATTCCACCCTTTCCCTTTCAATCAGCGTTAGTTCTAAGCTTTTCGCTTTAAAAATTTACTCATGGATCGGGAGGGTCTAGTCATTCCGCCCGATGGGGGGTGGGTTGGGGCTTGGGGGGGGGTCTTACGTCGAGTAGGGTGTGCGTGGTGGGCGTGGGCGTAGCACGACTCGGTTGGTTCGTGTCACCCAGAATCCGGGGCGAAATACGTTCATTTGACACGATTCCCAGATTGTGCCATTATGTATTTGCGGTTGGGAGAGGAGGCCCGGCCAGACATACGGCACTAGCCAACAGTTCTTTGACAATTGAATAGCTGAAAAGCATGGGCCGCACGACCACTGTAAACGGCGGCGGACCCATAACCCTCGGGCGGTTGATGATTTGACAAGATGGAATAGGGATGTTATGAGCTTTCTATTCCATCGCACAAATCAATAACCTATAACCCTTGGAGGACGACATGGCTAAGCGCACAACAAAGAAGTATGATCTGGAAAGTGGGATTCTGACTATCGCTTTTGTCAATGGCTCGGAAGATTTTGACATTGATTCCCTGCCGGAAGACATGAAGCGTCGGCTGATGTTTCACGGAGCTAGTCAGCTTTTGGGCGATTCCTATGCCGGAGAGAATGATGAGAATGCTTACAAGGGACATGCCTTGAAGCGGTATGAGAATCTCACCAAGAGCGATTGGTCCACGCGCGGAACTGGTTCGGGATTGGATAGCAAGCTGGAGGAAGCGGAGGATCGCTTGGCGAAGTATATCGCCATGACTGACGAACAGAAGCGGCTCATGGCTGGAATGGGCGTGACTAGAAGCGCGATTGAGAAGGAAATCACGCAGCTTGAGAAGAGAATCGCCAAGAGGGATGAAAAGAATAGTTAATCCCTGAGAGGTGGAGGGAAGCGAGAGTTTCCCTCTACCCATTCAGCGATTAACCAACAACGAAAGGAGTATTACCATGATTACGCAGATTACTGAAATTACCATCACGTCCAGAGATAACGAAACGCTTTACGAAGTTCCTGTAGAAAGTACGATAGAGAATTGTCATACGCATAGATACTCAATACATCTCGCGGGACAGAGTGTTGAACAAGTTCTTGAGTACATAACATTTATCAGAAATCTTTGCCCTGAAGAATTTCAATGCTATTCTGGAATGCTGAGAAGCATTAAAGGCTGAAAAGAAAGCGAAAGAAGGAAGAAAGGTCAAAAAGTGTCCTTTCTTCCTTCCCTTTACTTTGCGAGAATAGTTATCACTAGAACTATTTTACTACCTAAAGGATGCTAGTGGAATAGTGGCAAAACCGAGTATTGTTAATAATCCCGGTGGGTTAGATGGATTCACTAGCTACTACTAGTGCTAGTTATAACCACCCCTACCTTCCCTCGAAAAGTCGTGACCTTTTCCTTTCTGGGACTTAAGCCCTTTCCAAGCTTTCTAGTTTCTAAGTGTTCTTTCTTCGTAAGTAAAAAAAAAAAAAAAAAAAAAAAAAAAAAAAAAAAAATTTTAAAAGAAAAAA